CTCCAAACAACGTGCGTTCCGAAGCGCACATCTGCTATTGTCTTGGGCCATAGCAGCGACCCAGCAAGTCTTTTCCTTTTCTACTTACTATACCATGACAGGATAGTCAATATCCCCTCTGCATACGTTATCCGAAGCAATCCTTTTCGCATTACTTTCAGCGAACTGAGGCGCCCCACAGCAGTTAGGGATTCCAGTCTCATCACCATGCGCTTGCGCGATCTTACAGGCGTACAGACTGTCGACATTTCCACACGGTTGCAGTTCTTCTGGCATCTTCCTTTCCACCTGTTCATTCCATTCCGGAACTATCGGTTGGAGGATAGGGAAGTGTCCAAGCCAGAATCTCTGCCAATCAAAACGGACTCTCGGTAGGCGTATCCCCGGACGTAGTACACAACGGTCCAGGGTGGGAAATTTATTTCCAGGAGGGAAGGTGGCGGCCTTTGCCGCTACGCCCACAAACGGGCTTTCCTTCTTCCGATCCAAGAGAGCGAGTCGTTCCTTGAACGCTTGGCGTTTTTCGCCTTCCAAGCGGAACCTCTCGACATCGCGAGTTCCAATATGCACGAAGTGTTCGAAACCGGACATAGATTCCCGAAGGGTCTCAGTGTCCACCCAATCCTTCACGACACGGATGGGTTTCTTTCCCAATTCTTTACAAATTTCCGTTAACTCTGACAGCCCATATTTTACAAATTGCGGCATATCAGGTTCGGTGAATCGGGAACTATACATTACGGTTTCAGCAGCGTCCGAACAGAGATAATTGCAGACTCTGCGTGCAATAACGGAACAGTCCTCGTAGGTCACATCTGAGGGACGGGGTAGTCCTAAACCCCCGGCGTATTGTGGAGTCCAGAAAGACTGTCCAGGAGCAGCAATTTCTTTAAGCTCACTGGCATTCAATCGGACAAACATGCGGATAAGTTGATCCCGCATGCTCTTGGGGGCAGCGCCCACAAGATCCCAACAACGCGCCACGAGGCCTGACTTATCAGCCTCGTCCTTTGCGACACGACCCACACCGGCAATTAACCCCGGATTTATGGTTGGCACACGATACACTGAAGTGCCGGCCATCCATGAAGCCGCCAGCCCAAGGGGGCGGTACATCTGGGAATTAATAACAATAAACTCTTTGTCAAAGTAGTTCTTGCCGAGGGACATTTTTAACCCAACACTTGCAGTAACTTTCTTCCAGTACTCGTAACCGCGCGTAGGGATACTTAACGCGCAGTCATCTCCGTTGATAAGAAGACCCAACTCACGGAGACGGAAGCAACGAATGGGGGGGATATAACCTTTTTCGTGTAAACCTAACATGAGATCCCCCAATGCTTGGTCGGTCATATTACCATTTTTATCCGCCACAGATCGTAGGCTTTCGATCGTGTGCAGATTGGCACAAGCATTAACAAGACAAAGCAGGATGAAAGAGATCACAGAACCCATGAGTTGCCCCCGGTTCTGGTCATAATCGAGAACGGTATCCTTCGTCTTCTCCAAGAGGACATGGCCGGTTAACCCGGCAAAGCCCATCTCAGCGATGGCGGGAGGAATCCCAGTCCAATCAATTAGCTCTTCCCATCCTATCTCTGAAGCCCAGCTATATATTAGGTTTGTAGCTGCCTCATAATCACCACTAACAAACGACTCACCGGCCCATCGTCCCTCCCAAACTCGATCGATTATGTTTGGAGTACACGGCGTGCCGGTCAGTTCGAATGTAGGGAACCGCTTCAGAATGCCCCATAACCATTTCTGCACATAGGACAGAATATAGTACAGACCCGGAGCCCCTTTCGTGATCATCCGGACTTTTAGTGCTTCCGCGAGCGCAACAGGTTCTGCAAGCGCCCGAAAGTAACGTTGACATGCCAACTCATGGCACAAGAGATCCATAGAGTCCTGGATCCGGGAATAAAGAGGTTTCACAACTCCCCTCCATTCGACCATACCGATAAGTTCAGGTTCGGCAAAGCAAAATGAGGGGTTGAACCAACTAAAGGGAAC